ATTATTTAATATTATATCATAATTTTCACACAATATCAAATGTTTCTATTTGCGAGATAATATTATACCATTTTTTATCGTTTTGTCAACAAAAATCATTCGACAAAATTCTACTTTTTTGATATATAAATTTTCTTAAAATGTGCTAAAAAATGGCTTGCGACAATCGATTTAGAGCCTTTTTTATTTTTAATTAATATACTTTCATGCCTTGATTTTGGCTATATTTTAAGTACTTGACCCACTTTTATTAAATTTGGATTGTTTCCTATTACACTTCTGTTATTGTTATATATTGTTTGCCAAGTTGTATTATATTTTTGTGCTATCTTAGATAGGTTGTCCCCTTTTTGTACAATATAAGTTGTAGTTGTATTTGTTTCTACAGGTGTTAAATATTTATTTGCCACATATCCTACTATGTTATTATATTGAATTTTATCCCAAGCATATCCATTAGCATTTGCACAATTTTCTTCTATTACAGACACCTCTTTTTTATAAGGTATTGCTCCTAATCTGTTTGAAGTAGTATTTGCATTTGCTCTTATATTTAATCCTGCTGTTGTATTTACGTATTTTACATTTGAAACAACTTCTGGAATTGTTTCTTCTGCACTCTCAATAATATATGCTGGTCTGCATATCGCAAATATACATTTATTATCTTTACTTACATTTCTTCTTTCTACAGCATCGTTTTTGTTTCCTTCTATTGTAGTTATAATATTACTGTTTACATTCTCTACTATTCCTACATGGTCTGGTGCTGTGTTTCCTGTCCAAATAAAGAATATTATATCCCCTGGTCTTGCTTCTGAATTTGGAACAACTTGTCCTTTATTTTTAAACCAATTATATGCAGCTGGGCAAGAAGCCATTTTAGGGATTATTTCTTCTCCTATTTCTGCTTTATTGGCTATCCACCATATAAACATTTGACACCATGGATTATAGTTTAGCCCATAATCTGCACCATATTTTGTATTATTATTTGTACCTTCTTTATAGCCTAATTCTCCTCTTGCTATATTTAAAATCTTATTTATCATAATTTATTCCTCTCCTTTATTTTCTTTTCTTGTAAAGAAATATGTAATTACTGCTCCATAACTTGTACAATACAAAGCCAATATTTCTTTTGGTGGATTAACGTTTGGTACTAATAATAAAACTATTAATCCTATTGTCATTACAATTGTTACAAATGATTTTACATCGTTCCATGCTTTCTTCATTTTTCATCCCTCCTATTTCAAACCTAATTTTACATACAACAGCCCTAGCAAGACTGCTATTATAGAATAAAATACATAGTGAATCAGGTTGTCCCATTTTTTACTTTTTTCTTTATCATCTTTATTTGCTTCTTCTGATATAGCTTTATCGTGCTTATCTAATTTCTCATTTATTCCTTCAACATTTTTTTCAACATTTTCCATTCTATAAGCCATTTTCTCCATTATTGAATATGTTTTTTTTAGTTCATTTATTTCTGTTTCGTGTTCATCCAGTCTATGATGTGCAGATTTATCGCTTTGTTCTACTTTGATTATTCTTTCTAATATCTTTGTATTTTCCACTTTCTGTACCTCCTAGTCCACAAAGAAATTTGCTTCAATACTTACCCAATTATTCTGCGTATATTGTGCTAGACTTATTTCTCCTCCTGTTGTTATATATGCTGATACGAAAGTATCTGACATATTAAACATTAAATATGGGATTTTTTGTGGTCTTATTCCTTCTGGTAAAATCAATACCGTTTTGTTTGTATTGTTGTTTGAATTTTTTATTAATCCACGTAAATATATTTGATTGTTTACTTTTTTGTATTGTGCGTTATAGTAGTTGCCTCCAAGGTTTCTCCAATCAGTATTAAGTTCCAAATCTGTCCATTCGGTTCCTTCTATTTTTTTTACTATGTTCTTTCCATCTACTTGACAACTTCCACCCTCCTCAGTATCGTATGGTGCACCAAAGCCCACACCATTTTTATGTACTGCTATACCAGGTTTACCAGAACCCAGAGTAAGTGGATATGTATATGTTGATAATTTATCTGTAATTACTATTTCAATATCAAAACTATCATCTCTAGTAAATCCTTCTGCTCCTAAGTCTCCTTTTATTGTTGTAGCTAAACTGTATGAATTTCCACTTTTAACTGGTGTTAAATTTTGATTACTTTCACTCCATGTGTTCTCGTTTGATTTTTTATATTTATATTTACAACTAATTATATCGTTTTGTACTGCTCCAAAACTGTTATTCCAGATATCCCCATTAAATTCTAAAGTTACTTCTGTTTCTACTCCACCAGTTCTAGTTGCTTTTGCTTCTTTTATATTTATTTCTGTATATTTTTTATAGTTGTCATCTGACACAAAAATAGGTTTTGATTTAGTTAATTTTCTACTATCTTGTGCAAACATCATAAAAACTTTTTCTGTTGCAGTTATTGCAGGAGAAGTGGTTACATTTGCCGTATTAGAAAAGGCTGCTTCTGCTTGATTGTCTCCAATATTTAAAATATACTTAGACATAGTAGCGCCTTTTTTTGCTACTGCTTTATTAGCTGTACTTATAATTCCTGTTATTTTTGAATAGTTTTTTACAACTATTTGATTATTACCCGTCAATGCTAATGTCTTTTCATTTGTGTCTTGGTATGTCCAATTATCAAATGTTGGATTTGCGTTTATAAGTATCATTTGTCTAGACAATGTAGAATAATAAGTTACACCATTAATTACAGTTTTTACGTAAAAAATTACATTTAATACATTATCTATTACAACAGCATTTCTTAATGTTTCTCTTTCACTATCAGTTAATTCAAATGTATAAGATGAACCTGTCATGCTAATATCTCTATATGGAACATCATCTCTTGAACCAGTCAGAGATATACATGCTTGTAATGACGTAACAGCCGTTCCCGCTGGGTTGCTATATGTTATTGTAGGATTTTCTTCGTCATCAAAATCAGGTGCAGCTAATATGCTGGCTACTGGTTCTATATATCCAGGAACACTTATATTTATATCTGTAGTCGTATCATAATCTCCCGAAGGGTCATTATTTTTACTTTCCATTATCAGCCTTAGACCTGGAATATAACTATTTTTTGTATTAAATGTATACCAACCTGTTTCACTTGGGTAATATGTATAAATATCAAATTTGTTTGGTGAGTTTTCTTTTACTAGGCTATCTTCTACTAGTACTCCATAATTAAGCCATAATTGTTTTAAATATAAGTTATATCCAAATGTTGTTGTACTGCTCTGTAAATAACTTCTTAATCGAAATCTTACTCTAACTTCTTGTGCATATGTATTAGGTCTTTCCACTTCATAAGCCAAATCATATCTTACTATTCCAGATTTTAAGCCTTCCCATATATTTGTATATGCCATTTTTTACTCCTTTCTACAATAAACTATTTATCCATACTTGGTCGCTTACTTTTTGAATTAAAAGTCCAGATACTTTAGCTTGTCCTCTTACAACAAGTTCTTCTGTTTCGGTTCCTTTATCTGTTGCTTCGTTAACTACTTTTCCAGTAGCCTTGTTAAATGTTCTGTTTCCGTCTGCATCGATTCTATGATAAGTGTTTTTAGCACTACTGTTTACTTGTATTCCTTTTCCAATTGTTACTGTATCTGTTCTCGTTTCATTAGCATTTTGAGACCAAGATAATTTTGCTTTTCCTACATTTACCATTAAATCTGATATGTATAAGCTGTTATCTGTATCACTTATAAATTCTATTTCTATTACATTTGTTTTTACCTCAAAAGCCTGTTCAAATTCTGCCCAGTCTGTTTCTGTTAAATCGTATGTTATGCCATTAATTTTGACTTGACATACTGCAAGTTCTAATAGCTTTTTATAATTAAAACTACAAGTATAAAAACCATTTTTTACACTTTGTGTTTGTTTTGCTGAACCGTTATTTAGTACATAGCCAGTTTGGCTTATTGAATTTTGCATTATCTCTGTATCTGAATATTCTTCTAATCCATTGCTGTTATCCCAGAAATCTAAACTATAATAGAAGATATTATTTCCACCTGTGTTTTTTAGTTCTGAAGACCAACCTTCTATTGTTTGTTTTACAGTACTAATTTCTGAATTAATTGTCTTAACTTCTCCTGTCAGTTCATCAGTTTTTGAAGTTATATCTGACACCTGAGTTATTACTCCATCGACAGTCATTTTTTGGTCTGCTAATTTCTCAGTTGTTTTGGTATAATTTCTCTCAGCATTTTGCTTTGTCTCATACATACCTGATAAGCCATTATCTCTGGCATAAACTATATCTAATTCTGCGTCACTAAATATATTTGTTACGTTTTTATATGTATGTAATTGTTCTATCTTATCCCAAGCTTCTTGCTGTTCTGCTGTGTATGGGACTATTTCTTCTTCTGATAGTTCATATTCTACTGTGACAGGTGTGCCGTTTGAGTATTGTTCAGATAAATAAGCTTTAAATTGCTCTAATGTTGTTGCTTTATTAACATTAAGTCTTAAAGCAATATAAGTAATGCCATCTAAAGCTGCATAATAAATACCTTCTATATCTTCTGTGGCGTCGTTGACATTAGCAAAGTGCGAACATAAAGCATTTTCTTGGCTATTCATCTTCATAATAGGAGGACTTATTTTATAACTAAATCTTTTTGTTATAATTTGATTACTAGTAGATGTCAATACCCAGTCTTCATTACCTCTAAGAACAACTTGTGTTCTCTTATGATGTATTCCATCACTTGCTAGATAACTGTCTTTGTATAGCTTTTGTCCTTCTGCTAATGGGAAGTAGACTGTTTGTTCTTTGTATGGTTCGTATGTCATATCTTCATCGTTTATAGTTACTATTGTGTTTTTATAACGTGAAGAACTATTGCTACTAGGAATAGCCTTATCGCTATATAATAAATATCTTATTGCAGTTATTCCTTCTTGAACAGTATAAACAATGTTAGAAACAGAAATACCATCTGAGTAATTTTTAATGCTTGCTGTAATCCAACCGTTTCCATTATTTGTTTGAATAACAATTTGTCCATTGTTATCTAAAATAATAGAATTTATTCTATACACATCATTTATTTTTGGATTGTTGAAAACATATATTACTGAAGGTGTCGTATTTGTCGCTGTAGATGATACTGTTACAATATCATTATCTGAAGCTATTGTAGCCATATTGTTACTGCTTGGATTATTAATATTTAATCTGTTCTTTCCTGTTACTTTTACTGCTAATGAATTATATGGAACATATTCTGGAATTGTTGATGCTGTATACGTTCCTTCTACATTTTCTATTTTAGCTGGGTAATCTGGACTTGGGCTTGCTCCATATTGTTCTGGTGTTGTAACACTTTCTCCAATTTCTAGTTGTGGGAATATGGTCCAATTATTGAATATCGTTCCATTTTTTATTGATAATTGACATGGTCTTAAAATTATATCTTCTGTAGGAGTATAAGTTTTTTCGCCTTCCAACAAAAGATAATTTGTCGAATTACCTATCTTTACTAAAGTTCTAATTGTTACATTATCTGAGGAAGTTCCACTTATAACATTTAAAGATTGCGTTAAGCTAGTTCCTGCTGCAATTGTTTTTCCATCAACAAATTGAGTAGTACCATTTGCTATATATAAAGTAGTTGCTTTGCTCGCAGTTCCATTTAAAGTTAGAGTTCCATTACCATTGTTAATCGCTGTCACTCCATTAACAGTTTGAGTGTCATTTAGCTTTAATAAGTTTTTTCCACTTCTTGTAGCTTGATTTGTTTCACCTTTTACTTTTATACTTACTAGTGGTTCATCGCTACTATCTTCTAAGTATATGCTCTTTCCTGTGGCTTCGCCTTGGGTGTTGGTTATGTTGTTTACTCCTTCTACGGCACTGTCTGCTGTACTTTGGGCATTGTTGGCTAGGGTTTCTACTGAGGATACTCGAGATGTTATATTTCCTTGTTCTATTTCAATTTCAGCAATTTGTTTTTCTGTTTCTGATATGAAATTTGCTAATCCTTCTATTCTGCTTACAGACATTGTCCCTGTTGTAATAAAATTAGCATTTATTTGTCCGTCCATTGTTATTGCTACTTCAAATGGTCCTTCATATCCATTTGAACTAAATCCTATTCCTGCTAAGCCAAATCTCCATACATTTTTTGCTTTTTCTTTTGGAATTGCATCTAATAATAGAATTTCATTTTCATCTATATATACATATCCATTTTTATTAAGTGAATTTATTAGATTTGTTTGGTTGTTTATAACAACTTTTTGTTTAGAAATTGCTTGATTAACCTGTTCTATAGTATTTTTTATATTTTCAAATTTAGTCTTGACATCTCTGATGTAATTTCCAAATGTTAAAGACACCACTTTTTCAGAAATCAAGTTATATTCATATTCTAAAACTTCTGTAAAAATATTTACAAAAGGATGTAAAACTTTTATAGTATCTCCTATCTCTAAGTTTCCATTGATGTTAGAAACTATTGTATAGCTTACTTTTGGCACTTTATTTTCTTCTAAATAAGCTTCAGCTTTTTTTCTCAACTCTGCTAGCAAGTTTTCTTCTGTTTGTTCTTCACCTTCTAAGTCTGTTTGAAAGTCTATTATTCTTGTATATTGTTTTTCGTATTGGACATCACTTGTTAAAAATTGTTCTGGTAACATTAGTCCGTCATATCCAACAGGGCAAAGTTTTGTACAAACTGATGACCAATCTTCAAAAATATCAAATCCTTGCATATTTTTACCGTAAGCTATAGTCTCTCCATTATCATTGCCTACTGATGTAAGGAAACTAATATTCCAATTATCTGCGTCAAATACTCCTCCCCATCGTTCCTCAATAATAGTCCATGCTTCTAACAAGGTTTTTCTTATAAAATAAGCCGTGTTAATATTCTCAACATTTGAATACATAGTAAAAGGACTGACACTATCAGTCCTTTCATTTATATAATTTAATGCATTCAATCCATTTTGATTTGTTGGTCTTACGTCTAGTAAAACATAATCTTTTGCATCAAACATTACATGTTCTGCTTTAAATTTAATTTTTCTAGTAGTATAGTTTATTTCTTCTCCAATTCTAAATGCTTGCGGATTTAATTTTGATTTTGTTTTTACTACGCATAATTTATCTTTGCTTATGTAATCTTTATATTTAATAGGTACTTCTACTTCTATATACCAACCATTTAATGATTTTTTCTTAATTTCATTGCATTTGATAGGTTTTATGATTATATTTCCTGCGGTTGAAAAATCTCTATCATTTGCATTAAAAATTTTAATCATAGCCACCTATCCTTTCTTTTGACTTTTATTGTGCAATCTCCTGAATTTAATGTAATAGAATTATTTCCAATCTCTAATTTTGGAAACTCGTAGCCTATTTCTAGTTGTCTATTTCTATTTAACTCTTCATACACTGCTTCTTTTTTCTTACAGTCTATTTCTACATATGTTTCATTTTCTGGGAAATTATATTTAAATCTTACATTTCTTATAGTAATATCTACACTAGACGCACTTCCCCTTTCCAATCTTATAATTGGTCTACTTTTATAATTTCCCTCATTTATAACATTATTTATTACTACGACATAATCGTCTATTGCTTTATTCCAAAAAGGCTCTCTAATAAATTGCGTATCTATAATTCTTATACATGCACTTCTTCGCGGTTCTAATTGATTATAAAATCTTGCTACTGTTTTTCTTCCTTTATATTCAAACTCTCCTTCTCCATTTAGCCAAGCCAAAATATCATCCATTTTTTCTATGTTTAAACATTGAACATATATCGGTCTTTCTACATAAGAATAGCCTAATTCATCGAATATAGCCTCATCACTGCCTTCAATTTCTGTAACTTCATATCTCTGTGCTGCCCTTGCTATAAAGTGTTCTTCTTCTTCAACTACTACTTGCATATCTGTACTTGATATTCCTTTAAATTTAAACATTAAATCACCTCATAAAGTTCGTTTCTTACTAATTTTGCAAAACCATCTTCGTCTAACTCTAATTTACAAGAATTTAAGGCCTTTAAAAATGCTTCGTATAAAATATTAAATAATTTATTGTAATCTATATCTAAACCTGAACTTGAGTTAGAAGTAGTTCCATTTATATTTATGCTTGGATTAATTCCATTTAGAGAATCTAATACATTATCAGCCACTCCTTCTGCTTGTTTGTATAAGCTATCCTCTTCTTCTTCAATTCCTTTCTCCATTCCGTTTCATTACATTTTTGAATATTCCTTTAGTTTTCTTTGATGGAGAATGTATATCAAAAGCTGTCTTCAATCTTGATAAAATACCATTAGCTATTCCTGTTGCTTTTGTAAATAATGAAGGTTCTGCATTTTTCATTTCTTCAAGCATAGGAGACATTGCATTTTTCATTGCCTCCTTTGTTTTTTTAGGCATATTATCATAGCTTTCTAATATTGCGTCAACCATCTCTTGGTTTTCTTCAGAAATATCTCCCCCATACATTTCTGTATTAGCTAGCATGGTCAACCACACACCCAGCTGTTCCGCCTCGCTATCAGACATATTTTTGTACATATCTTTCCAAATTTTTTTTTCTTTCTGTTCATGTTGATAGTTTTCTTGACGAATAGCTTCATTTTTATTTGCCGTAGTTAATAATTTATTGTTTTGAATTCTTTCTATTTCTGCATTATGTCTATTTTCTTCTTGTTCTTGTTCCCAGTTATAATGTTGAATATGTTCATAAAAATCTCTGTCTTGGCTTGCTCTATTAGCATATCCTTGAGCATACACGCTCATAACTTCTGCAATTTCTGCATTGGCAGCATCAATTTTTGCTTGTTTTTGAGCCATTATATTATTATATTCTGTAGCATAGGCTTCGTTTTGCATAGTAGCTTGGTCGCCATATCTTTGATTTAATAAAGCAATTTCTTCTATAGTTCCTTCTTCTATTAACTCTACAGTTGCCTGTGCTTGTTTTTGAGCTGTTGCAATCCACTCTTGAGATTGCACTTTGTATTCTTCGAGGCTTCCTTGAAAAGTTTCAGATGTTGTTACAGCTTGTTGAGTTATTGCTCCTGCAATCTGTTGCTGAATTTCTATTTCTCTATTTTTTAATTCTCGAAGTTTTTCAAAGTATTCATCTAGTTGTTTTATTTCTTCTTGAGTATAATCTCTACGTTCATCAGATGCAGTCTTGCATATTTTTGTTATACTTGCTTGTATTTCATCCATTTGTGTTTGTAATTCTTGTTGTTCTTCTGTTGTTGCAAACATTGTACTATTAAAGCTATCAAGATATCCTTCCGCTGTTTGTAATCCATTATAAAAATTTGAAACGCCATTTCCCATATTTGAGAAAGCTTCTTCTACATCTTTATTAGCTGCTTTAACTGCTATAGCTATACCTGTAACTGCAACCCCTATTGCTGTACATGCTAATCCTACTGGGCTTGTAACTGCTGAAAATACATTCGCTAAGCCATTTACTGCATCAGATGTTGATGTGATTTTTCCACTTGCTACACCTATCGCTTGTACGAATGTTCCTACCCCTTTTGTAACACTTCCGATTGTAGATGTTACTTTTCCTAATATAGTAACTAAAGGTCCTATTGCTGCGACAATTAATCCTATTTTTACTATCATATCTACTTCTTCATCTGATAAACTTTCAAACTTTTCAACCCATTTTCCAAATTTATCAATTATTTTTTCGATATGTGGCATAAGTTTATTTCCAATTGTAATTGCCATATCTTTTAATTTATTTACTGCTATTGTAATTTTACTTTTTAACGTATCATATCTTTTATTTGCTTCGTTTGTTAAAGCAGTGTTGTCTTCCCATGCTTCATTGCCTAATTTTACGGCTTCACTCATTAAATCACTTGAATTTGCAAGTGATAATATAGTATTAGAAAGTCTTACTTCAGTAATTTCCATATCATCTAATATAGCAATGGCTGACTTTCCATTTCTTTCTGTATCATTTAATCCACCTATAAAAGAACTTAATGCAGATACAGCATCTTCTTCAAATGCTCTTTTAAACTCTTTTGTCGTCATTCCTGCCACTTTTGCGAATTGTTCTAATTCATCCCCACCTAATTCTGTTGCTAATTGAATTTTCTTTAATAATTTAGACATTGCAGAGCCACCTGCTTCTGCCTCAATTCCTACAGAGCTCATAGCTGTTGCCAAAGACAGAATTTGTGATTGAGATAATCCTGCCAATTCTCCAGTTGCGGCCAATCGTGTAGCCATACTTACTATATCTGCTTCTGTTGTAGCAAAATTATTTCCTAATGCAACAATTGTAGAACCTAATTTACTATAGTCATCAGCAGACATTTTTGTAACATTAGCAAATTTAGCCAGAGAGCTTGCTGCTTCTTCAGCTGATAGGTTTGTTGAATTTCCTAAATCTATCATTACTCTTGTAAAGTCTAATATATCCTCTGTTTTTATTCCTAATTGCCCAGCCGCTTCTGCTACTGCTGATATCTCTGTTGTGCTAGATGGAATTTCTTTTGCCATATCTCTTATGCCTTGTTTTAATTCTTCCATCTGTTCTGCTGTACCATCTACTGTTTTTTCAACTCCAGCAAATGCATCTTCGAAATCTATTGCTGTTTTTGCACTCATTGTTAATGCTGTTGCACTTGCAGCAGAAAAGGCAGACAATTTCTTGCCCGCCTTTTCTATTTTATCTCCAACATTTTCTATTTTTGTTCCAAACTCTTCAATTTTTTTTCCAGTATTATTAAGTTGACTTTCTATTTCTTTTATTCTATTGTTATAAGTTTCAAGTTTAATTTCTGCATTAGTTAATTCGTTTCGTTTCTTTTTAATGGCTGTTGTGTTTTTATTTTCTGCGTTTTCTAAATCACTCAGCTGCATTTTCAAAGTGTTTACTTTGTCTGTTTGAATTTCATATGCATTTTTTAAATATTCTTGTTCTGCCCTTAGTTTTTCCGTGCTTTTAGTAGAATTATCCCATTGCGCTTGACTTAATTTGAACTGGTTATAATTCTTATTTAATTCAAGATTTACTTCTTGCAAAACTTTCTTAAAATCAACTGCTCCATCTTCTTTAAAGACTAATCCTACACGTTTTAAATCATCTGCCATTTTTTCACCTCTTTTTAAGCATAATAAAAACACCAGTTGTAAAACTGATGCTTACTTATAGTTAAAATACCTACATAAGTAAATATTTTTTATTATTTTAAATTAAAGTTTTCTTTTTTTATTACCACAACATCATTATAATAATACCCATTTGAATAATCAGCTTGTAATGTAATTATTGCATATCCACCTTTTTCTCCATAGTATTTATATACGTAAGTATACTTATTATCTTTTTTAGAATTTTCTATTTCTTCCACGCATTTATCATAAACCTCGTCTTCATTCCATTCATCATTTTTATCTATAATACTATTTAGTTCAAAATTAGTCGTTTGTCCTACTATTATCTCATTAAATTCTTCTTTACTTATTCCAGCGCTTCCTACACCATCATTGCTACTATTTAATAAGATTACTGTAAATATAATTAAAGCTAATATCAAAACAATTACTAACCAAAACCACCATTTTTTAATTAATTCTTTCATCGACTCCCTCCCTTGAGAATATTTTACATTATTCTACAAAATATCACAAGAAAAATGTGTCGCAATTTTCGACATTTTTCTACAAACGATGTTTAGAATTATTCATATTACTTGTTTTAGAAACTTCTGGTGTGTTTTTTATCACAAAATTAACTATTGGTTCTACATCTTCTAATTTCACAAGTCTCACCGCTTGTCTATATGTTAATGGTTCATCATAATTAGATGCTATAATTGAATATAAAATATGATTTGTCGCATACATTGATTTTGTATAACCATTTTTATCTTTATTACCTTGTGCATCTTTTTTTAATTGTTCAATTCCACCTTCATAATCTTCGATATATTCTAATAAAAGTGGTGTTACTTCTAAAATTAGTTTTTCTCCATTTTTTAATTCTATTTCCATATTTTTCTCCTATATTCTTATATTAAATAATTTTAGAAAAGGCTCTAAATCAATTTTAGAGCCTTGTTTTTTCTAAGTTCCTGGTGTAATTGCTGCAGCTAAATCCTCTTTAGTTAATATTGGTTTTGTAAAGAATTGTTCTTCTGTTAAACCTGTTGGGAAATTAGCTGTCTCGCTATCAACATAAACTTTCTTTTGATTATCTTTGTTGAAAGCAAATGCTCTTATAGTTATAGTATCGTTTTGTTCTGAGAAAGTATCTTCAGATGTTGCAATATCATCTGTATTTTCTACTAATTGGCATTTAGGATACCAAGCATATTGTACTCCTCCACCTACCTTTTTAACAACTTTGCCAAATGCAAAGAAAGGTCTTCTTGCAGGTGCTCCTGACAATATTAATCCTCCCGTGTCTGAAGTATCGTCTCCTCTCATTCTTGCCAATTCACTTGGGTCAAATGCAATAACTTCTACAGCCATATCAATACTTGATGTTTGGTTTACTACCTCATAATCAGAGCCACTTGCTCTAACCGTAGTTGCTTCAGAATTTTCTGTTGTTCCGATATTTTTTACTACATCACTTTTTGATGTTTCTTCATAAGTTGTTGGGTCAAATTCCCCTGTTTTTGTTGGTGTGTTAAATGCAGTATATAAAGAACCAACAGTTTCTTTTATCATAGGTTTTTTTATTTTCATTTAAATTCCTCCTATCAAATACTACCAAGTCTGTATTCCTAACTTAGTAAGCATTGTTTTATAATATTTTTCTTTGTTTTTATCCCATAAAGGATAAAGATGTGGTTGAGCATCCATTTTTTCAGTCCCATGTTCTACCATAGGTCCATAATATTTCCCCCAACCAGCTTCTATTTCATTTTTCTTATTTCTGTAAGAAAAACAATTAATTAAATGCGTATATCCCGCTTTTCTTATTTTTGAAATTGGTTTTGGTAACTTAAGTAAATCATCTACAAATTCTTTTGCTCCAGCCTCTAATCCTTCCATAAAATTATCAGCACTTTTAGCATATTTCTCTACAATGTCAGCTAAGTCTTGAAACCCTTCATATCCATAAACTTCGCTAGATATTTTCTAACACCTCTATTGAGAAAAATGAATGCCATCTTCTTGTTTTAACATCATATTCGTGTTGTATTATTGGATGGACATTTAATTTATCGAGTTTATGCTTTATAGATATTAGTTCTGTGCATCTTGGCATATCTGCTATAAAAGATACTTGATATGTAACTTTAGTATTATATTCTTGGCCACTAGCCGTTAAAGGTTCCCAAACATAATCCCAAAAGCATATTCTGACTGGTGCTTCGATTTGTGTGTCTTCTGGTGTCCCTTCATTAACTGGAACACCTAAAGAATTTAATAAATTTTCTAATTCAGTTTTTATCATAAATCTACCTCCAATTTCACTCTAGGATATTCTTCTAATGTTAAATCCGTTTGTTTAAAACCATCTTTATCTGTAAAATGATAAGCATTAAATACTTTATTGTATTCTTTGCCTATCTTTACTACATGTAAAGATGTTATTTCTTTTGTCTGAGGTATTCGAAGTTTATAGGTTATTTTCTTTTTTCTTTCTTCGGCATCAAATCGTAATCTATCTGAAATTGATAACTCTTCAAACCAAATATCTTTACCAGTATCTTTTAAATATTCTACTGGGTAAGTAGTTTTGGTTTGATGAATTTCAAAAAGCCTAAATTTTCCATCATTATACGTCGGTAGGTTTGTAATACTTTGCTTGTAATTCAGCATATTCCCCCGCATATAATTGCTTAAATTCTGCCAATCTCTTACTTCTTATATAAAATACATAATTTTTTAATAGGCTTCTTGCTTTTAAATCAACTTCATAATCAATTTTTGACCCTACTGCGTCATTAATATCAAATTCCGCTTCTTTTATATAACCTATAATTACTTCATCTTCTTCGAAAGGTGAAATATGTTGCTCTCCTCTTACCTCTTCAGTTAATTTATCAATTTGTGTATCATTCATAAATACACCTCTATTCTTCAGTTTCTTCTGAAACCACTTCGTCTTTATTTTCTTCTACTTGTTCTAATTCTTCAGCTTCTACTGAATTAGATTCTTCTATTTTTTCGATTAGAACTTTCCCTATTTTATTCTTGTTAGTTGTTAATTCTTTAATTCTTTTCTTTGTTGGCTCTAGACCTTCTCTAGGATATATATCCTTGTCTTTAATATATATATGATTATTATCTTCTAGGTCTTTGAAGCTATTAATAACTCTATATTTTTCCATTGCTTAAATCTCCTTTCATTGTTTTTAAAAGGAGCTTATTGCTAAGCCCCTGTAACCTCTGACTCTGTTTGAACAATTGGTTTTAATGCTTTTAGATTTGTTATGTCTAAAACGACTGCATCGTCATTTGATTTTAATCTTCCATTTCCATATGTTAAAACTGAATATGTTCTTAATTGTTCCAAGAATTTATAATGGTCACTAAAATCTATTCCCATTTTTGAAATTCCAGCGACATATTTCTTAGGTAATAAAGCTATTGCTTTATTAGCAGGAACCTCTGGGCTTGCAACATATTTGAAATTTTTGTAGTTGTCGGCTTTTATATAACCGTTAAATCCTAAAACGTGTGTTGCTTTATATATTTTTGTGTCTAATTCGTTTTGATTTGCTATAATAACTATTGTATTTACACTTCTTTTTCCATTTCTATTTAATGTTGGTAGAACTTTTCCGCCAAAGCTATCTGGTCCTAAATCTGTAATTTCAACAGCTTTTTTATCTGGATATACTCCTTCAACTACTGCTCCATTTAAATCTTTTAATAGTCCTATTGGAGCTTCTTTTCCGTTTCCAGCAATAATCCCTGCTTCTATTCCTTCTTCATTTACTTCTAATAAAACAGTTCTAACAAATCTATCTATCCATTTGTAACCCATGTTTATAATAGCTTTTGGAACAAACATAAATGCAGATAAAGAGTTTGTATCTAAATCTAGAGTTTTTACACCTGCTTCTATTTGGTCTATAATGGCTCTTGTTAATTTTCCCCATGTTGCTTTACCACTTCTTTCAGATAAGAACCATTTTTGAACTCCTGCTGGTGCCCAATCAATATATTGGAATAATGGATGAGCTGTTTTTAAATCTTCAAAAATATAGCTTACTGTTGTTTCTGGTAAATAATCGATTTCTTTACCTGTTAAACTAGAAGTATCTTCTTGTTTAATTGCTCTATCTATCCATTGTTTTTCTTTCTCTGTTAATGAACGTAATCCAAATTTTGCATCACTTTCTTTTGTTGCTGAATACTCTTCAAATTCTTTTTGGTATTGAGCTATTACTTCTGAGTATTGCTCATCTACTATACTTTGTATAGTCTCAATTATTTTTTCTGATTTTTGCTCTGCTGGAGCTTCATTTAATTCCTTTACTAAATCTTCAATTTTCTTTTCGTTAAATTTCATATTTTTTTACCTTCCTTTTTTAAAAAATTTTTTTATTAAAAAAAGACGTCCAAGCGTCTTCTTTAATCTTTTTTTGCTCTAAGTTTCCTACTGACCCGTGTGTTTCTCCTGTTGCTGAACCTTCTAAGTCTTCTTTTAGCTTTTTTTCTGTTGCTCTTTCAGCATATTCTGCAATAGATTTCTGTAATTCCTTATTCTTCATTACTAAATTATAAACAAAATCTGCTTCGAGTGATTGCATTGCATCGTTTTTACGTATTTGAGTAGTTGAAAATCCCCACTCATATGCTTCTTGTGATGTTATCCACTCTTCTCTATCCATTTTTTCTTTTATTTCTTTTTCTGATAAGTTTGTTTTTCTTACATAAATGTTTAGTGAAGGCTGTGTTATTTTTTCTAAATCTTCAGCAACTTTTTTCATTTTATTAGAATCTCCTCTTGCCTCTGTCCACGCATTATGTATCATGATTAAGCCATTTTCTGGTACAACTCTTTCTTTCCCTGCCATGAAAATAACAGATGCTGCACTGCAAGCAAATCCATCAACAATAGTTTTTAAATGACCTTTAAATTCTGACAACAAACTGTAAATTGCTAATCCTTCTGAAACATCACCTCCATAAGAGTTTATTCTCACAGTTAGGTTTGGAGTATCAACTTGCATTAATGCATCTTTCAATGTAAATGCATCAGTCTTTTCTTTTCCTGTACCTAACCAATCATCTATCCAGTTTTTTTTCTCTATATTTCCATATATGTATAATTCTGTTTCAGTTTCGCTTTTTTTCTTAAAATTTAGAAAATTGTTCTCCATACTATTGTGCACCTCCTTTCACATTTCCAAAATTTTTAGTTATATAATGTTCATCTGCCCAAGTTTCATCGATTCTTGGCAATCCTAATAACTTATTTATTTCATTTCTACTAAAGCCGTCTCCTCTTAGCTTGTCTATTCCATTTGCAGATTCTAAAATGTCTCTGTAATTTAAATTAGTTCTATTAAAACTTATATGTTCACCTTTTAGGTAATCTTTTTTTCCGACTAATGATATATTAAAACCATCTTCTAGTATTTCAAAATATGGGGCAACTGCAAAAGTAATAAAATCATTATTACTAGTCGACTTTTCTGTTTTGTTTCCATAGAAAACATCTAACGGTATATTCCACATTCTAGCTACTGTATTACTTATTTGTTCAACTTCATCTTTGTAATCAGATAAGTCTTTGTTGACATCTTTGTTTAAATTAACTAGTTCAAAAGCTTCTGATAACATTACAATTGCTTCTTCGTCGCTAAGTAATCCTTCCGTTATCTTTTTCTTGTATTCTTCATAACTTATAGGTTTTTTAGTTTCTATGTCTATCATTGTTGGTTGTCCACCTGGTTTTTTTAATCTCCATTTAGCAGTGTTTGATTTTATGAAGTTTTTAGATATTGTATTTAATATTTTAGAACTATTAGTTTTAAAATTATTTTTAGCAGTTATTAATTTACTATTTTTTAAAGAATAATAGATTGAATCTTCTGGTCCATATGTCTTATTTAAGTTTATAATGTTACCCTCATCATCTTTTAAAACTATGTCTGAGAAAGATTTTTCATACAATATCGTTTCACTTGATTTGAAATCATCTGCTACATATAAGAGTTTAGATTTATCCATGCCACGATTTATAATTACTAGTGCTTTTTTATCCGTTAGAAGTTTTGTTACTAATTTATATAAAAAAGTGGTTCCATTCTCATTAAAATTTGGCTGTATATTTAGCCTCCAATATGTATCATTCTTTACTTCTTCTATTTTTGCTTCTTTTTTCTCAAAAACTTGTATCTCGCATTTAGCAATTGTTTTAGCAATTAAATCTATTGCATGTGCTTCAGCTAACGTATATATATATTCTGATTTTTTATTACCTCCAAGCAATACTTCGAATATATATTCTCCGTTTTTCATTCTTTTTATCAAAAAACACTTTTTCACCCCCTAAACATATATAACCTCTTCATCTAATAGTTCTTGTACACTCATTGCTGCAACAAATGCCATGAATGGGTCATTTTTTCTCAATTTTGGTTCTATTTTTTCATATTTTTTATTGCCATCTTTTCCATCCTTCACACAAGTATTGTTTATCGCCCATCTCATTATTGCACTATTTCCAATATTTATTTTACCTTCTGCAAAAGCAACTTCTATTCTTGGTGCTACTATTGCTGCGATACTTGCTGGATATCTTATCATTCTAACTAAACCATACGGACTATTTTTAGTTTCAATGCTTATGCCTAACTCTTTAAATATTTGCTCTAGTAATTTATATCTATATGTATCTAATACAATCTTTTTCACATTATACTTAACCATTTCTGATAGGATCCATAAAATCATTTCTCTACCGTCAATGGAATCATTGTTTACTATTTCAAAATCTTCAAAACCTTCTTGTCCTATGTTGTCAAATGGAAATTTTATATCTCCAAAAAATTTACTTTTTGAACATATCCAAGTTCGTTGTCTCCAGATATATTCTCCATCTTTTTTAAATAAAAAACCTGCACTTGCAAAGTCATTTAATGAAGCAAAGTCAATTCCTACAATTGCTAATCTACCTGTAATTTCTCCTGTTGTTCTTGGTATTTCTTTTTCCATATCTTCGTATGATGCTCTTAAAATATTTTGCCAATCTGTTACCGCTTGTTCTTCATCTTGTTCTGGTAAATTCATTCTTTTAGCATAAAATTCAACCCTATAAGACTTTTGTTTCTGCATTTTTATATAGTCTCTAATAATTTCATTAAGTAGTGTAGGTCTATATCTTAAACTGGGGTTTGCTTGGCACCATACTGTTATATCTATATCTGCTTTATCCTTTGTTTTTAGAAACTTAGTCATTGGTATGTCTACTAATTTTTTATTGTTTATTTTATAAATAATAGGTAGCAGTCCTAAGAAATTTTCCTCGCCATTTAATACAGGTTTTGACAAAGCTATTTTTTCATCTAAAGGTCCATCTCTTACTGTTCCATTTGTCGTTATTGTTACAGTTCTTGAATGTATTATCTTGCCTAGTCCTGATGAGTAAACATTTAATTGTTTATAATCTTCATAGGCATGTAACTCGTTAAAAATTATCATACCTGTTTGTTTGCCATCTTTTGTTTTTGCATTTGCTGTATTGTATCTTAAAATAGAATGTGTTATTTTGTTTATAATTTCTGTTTTATTCCAATAAAAATATTTTCTCATTGTCATTTTGTTATCTTCTAACATTTGGTAAACAACATTAAAAGAATTTAATGCTTGTTCTTCAGATGTTGCTACAATATCTATGTGATAATTTTTAACTCCATAATAATGAGTTTGCATAAAGTTGGCCAATGGCATTATCATTCCATCTTTTCCGTTGCCTCTGCCCATTAGAATAAAAATATCTGGGAAAATTACAACATCCCTATTTTTATCTTCATACATGAAAACTAATGCGTAAATAAACTTTTGATATGGAAATAATTTATAATACCATTTTTCACAATATCTAATGCATTCGTAATATGTATCTTCATCAAAAAAGACATCATCTCTTGATAATGTCGGTTTTACTATATTTTTAATTAATAATTTAATTTCATCATCAGTTTCATTGGGATTTTCCTCAACAAATTTTATGTATTCGTCTATTTCTTTACAATAAATCATCTCCCTCACCTGCTTTTAGTCCTTCCTCAGGTGCTTTTAAATCTAAGTCTTGTAATATTTTTAACATTTGAGCATTTATATCTTTTAAATTTTTAACACTTTCATTAGGTTTTTCTGTTACATACCCATTGCCCGTTCTTACTTCATATCTTAGTCCTTTATCTCTTATATCATTTTGTAAATCTTCTTTTAATCTAACAAAGAATATGTAATCTTCAACTATGTCATCAAATTGTTTTCCAAACTTATTTTGCATGATTAATTGGTTTTTTAAGTCTTCTCTTATGCTGTCTACTTTTTCATCTATTTTCTTTTTTCTTTCTTTTTCAATTTTTGCTTGCTTTTGTTTTTTCTCGTCTATTTCTTTTATCTTATCCACAAATTTTTCTAAATTTTCTACTTGTTTTTCCATTGTTTTTTCTTTCTTTTTGATGTTTTGAGCTGTTTTTTTCTTCGTTGTCATGTTATATACCCCCTTTCACGTGAGAAATTGAAAAAACTTGAACAGTCTTAACCCACACACCCGCTCCCCTTTAGCTTATTTTGCTCTGAGATTTGACTGGGGGTGTTCCGCTTCTGCTTTTTATTCTTCATGTCTAATTTCATCTATACTTAAACATAATAGTCCATCTATTACTTCTATTTTGTAAGCATGTTCTAAGTGTTTTATTTGTTTTTCGTCTCTAAATGTATTATCAAACAATCCTAATTTTTCTAGTATCATGTTAGTTTCCTTTTGTGTTATATTTCCTAGCAACATTATTGTTTGTTGTATTACATTTAAAACTTTTATTACATGATTTATTTGAGCTTGTGGCTTATTATTCCTTGCCAGGCAATTAAAAAATATTTTCATAGCTATTACTATGTCTTCATTATCTAGTAAATAACTTGCAGATATTCCATCTGCAAATGTTATTACTCCAGCTTTTTTTTTATCACTCATATTTTTAACTTCTGTATCTATATTGTTTATTTTATATGCCTGTAATAAATGTTCTAATTTCATATTACCATTTCTCCTCTGTTATAGGTTTCTTTTTCTTTCTCCACGTCCATTTATGTCTATCTTCTATAATCTCATGTGCCTCAAAACTTAAACTTACCATATTATTAATATCTAAAGCTAAATCTGGTCTTTCTTTTATTGGTATTATATGATGCACTGTGTTTGCATTTACTAATTTAATTTTATCTGGAAAATGTGTTCCATCGTTCCATTTGCCTAAAAAAAATTGACATTTAAATTTATCTCTTGTCAATACTTTTTCTCTTGCTATTGCGAAATCTGTAGAATGATAGAATTTATCTGTATTTCCCTTTGCTATTTCCGCTTCCCAATTATAATATTTTCTTCTAGCTCTTCTTTTTATCATATCAATATTCCTGCGTCAACTTCATTACTTTTATCTGTATTTCTATCTTCACATATTTTTTCATACTGACATTCATAACATTGTTTGTCTTTACAATTTACACGCTTCTTTCTTTCATATACTTTTCTCATTCTATACTCTTGGTCTATATAATTTGCTATTTTGCTTCCTTTATTTCTCATGTATAGCACCTTCTTTTGTTTTATTTAATAAAAGAACATTATATGTTATTGCATAAAAAAAGAGCTCTTTATAGCTCTCGTAATTTTTCACAATACAATTATAACACGGTTTTTATTCAAAAAAAGGTCAAAATAAGGTCAAATTATTTTTTTAAATATTTTTTTGCATTATTACTAATCCATTCTGCTATTGATATGCCTTCTTCTTTTAATTTTGTTTTTAGCTCTAACCCTAACTCTTTATCTATATTCCCTCTAACTTCTTCATATTTATTTTTTTTCCATTCATTTTCTTTCTTATAATCTCTTGACATATTATCACTTCCCATTTATAATATTTTACAGAAGAGGGAATCGCCGTTCCCTCTCTGTTATGGCTTACCTTTGTGCTTGTCGTTCTTGATTTAATTTGTATAAGTACATTTCAGTTTGCCATTGGTCGACTTTCTTTATGAAGGTCGGCTCTTTTTGTTTTTTAAGTATTTTCTTTAGTATCATTTTCTCACCCCTTCCCTCTTGGTATGTATATATTTTACCATACTGTGCGTAGTATGTCAATACTTTTTCTAATTTTTTTTAAAAAAGCTTACAACCTTTATGGCTGTAAGTCTTATTCTATCTTATTTAATTCATTATGTACTGCATATATCAATTCTCTTTTCCTTCTTTTATATGTTTCCTCTGATTTATTTAGTTCATTAATAACATCCCATTTATATTTGCTTTCTCTAAATTCTTTTTCAAATATTAATCTGCTCTCTTCATTAACTAATTGTATTGCTTGTACTACTGCTTTATATTCTTTAATAGATTTTTGCAAATTTGGGTCTTCTTCTAATTGGATTACCTTATTTAGTGTAATATTGCCAACATTATATGGTGTTTTTGGTAATCCATCTATTGGTGCTATACTTAAACTTAATATATCACTTTGTATATTAA